GGTCTTTTAGTGGGCCGTTGAGTTTTTTCATGCAATATCTGGCTACATAGCCGGCTGATTCGAATGATACTGTGCCGATAGTTACGAATCCTTTTTTCCATATTTTTTCGAGAGTCGGGCTTGTGTATATAGGCTCACCGCCAGGAGAGTCGAATAGATAGATCCAATCGTTGAGGTTGAACCCGAACACAATAGCATGGTAGTGAGGTCTGTTTGTGTTATCTCCATACTCTCCGCAATGATAGTATCTAAGTTTTTTGTTATTAGCATATTTTCTTAGTCTCTTTATAAATTTTTGGAAATCCGATTTAACAAGCGAGCCATCAGGCGGGATATTTTCATCGTTATATGTGAGTGTAATAAAGATGTTATCTTCGTGAGTACTTGCTTCGTGGACGATTCGCATTGCCCATTGTCGGGATCGTTCAAGTCTACATCCAATACATTGTCCACAGGGTAGTTTGAGCGGGTCACCGTTGTTTTTTTCATCGAATCGTATTTGGCCTTGGTTATCGCGATAGGCCGTTAAGGGATGAAAACAGGCCATTCATTTATAGTCGTGTTCCGCCACGCATTGGACGGGGTTTGGTGTTCATTTTGTTAACACCTGTATTTTTTTTGAATTTTCGTTTTGATGAGCCTTTGCTCATTTTGTTTGATTATTATAATAATCTTTTTTTAGCTTTGTAAAGCTAGGATTGACACTTTTTTTATAAAAAGGTGTCAGTCCGGACAGTTATATCAAGTAGTTTGCTGTCCGGATTCGGCTTTTGATGCCTCAGGTTTCACCCTAGTTTGTCTCCCGACAGGGGACCGCGAAGGGCAATAATCAGAGATTATCACCCGTAGCGGTCTGTATTACGTTCTATTGAACGTTTATTTATTTTTGATAGCCTATAGGCTCTTTTGCTTTAACGCTGTGCTAAACGCATTTTGAGCCTATTACGGCTTATTTGTTATTTTTATTTAATGTAATTAAAAAAGGCTCCGAATGGAGCCTTTAGTATTAGC